GTTGATTTTACAGGGATTTTGCAGCCCCTAGAAAGGGCTAGAAGGGGCTAGGACGCTAGGGAAGGGTTTAGCCTCACTGATGACACTAGGACGGCTCTAAGGTCGCTTAGAGGTCTTCTGACGCTAGGAATTCGATGAAGTTCGCAGCCTCATCTTCGTTCGGGAATACTTGAATGACTATTCGATCTTGTTCAAAGGCATGCTGAGCCACGACCATGATCTGTTTATGTTTGAAGACTGAAACTTTGAGAAGCCAACTCCCTCTTCTCACTAAGAAGAATGAGATTAGATTGGGTGTTAATTTGGCTTTCATCATACAAATTATTTAGGGATCCGAAGACCCCTAAATTTGTATGACGATCAACTATTCAATACTTTGGCACAAGAATTCATTACCGCAGCAATCCGACCGATGTCACGAAGTTGTTCTGCAGTGTAGCCCATTTTCTTCAATCCATCATAGTGCGCTTTGACGCAGAAGTGACACTTGCCAACAATAGACGCAGCCAGAGAATATGATTCGAATCTCTCTTTCGTAGTTCCACCATGTGTAGCAATCGCATTCATACGCAATTGAGCAGGTAGTCCCTTGAGTGATTCATCATCAGCCATCTCAACATATGGATACCATACATTGTTCTGAGCCATCAAACTTGCCGCAGTCATTGCAGCATTCGCCTCAGCAGGTGCGTCTGCAAGCAGAACACCCAAAAGTTTACCGTTACCAGTTGCAGCCAATGCAGAGACAGCACATCCCATCGCTTCATCAACAGGCAGTGAACTACGCAAAAGGACAGCGTCCAAGTTTAACTTGGTGTCCTTTGCGTAATCTGGCAACGCTTCTTTAACAGCGTCAATGAATGCCATTATAGTGTTTCTCCGCCAACAGTGCGGTTGCAAGCACAAAGTTCGCCAGTTTGCAATGCATCAAGAACACGCAATGTTTCTTCTGGAGAACGACCAACATTCAAGTTGTTCACAGTCACATGTTGAATAACATTGTCTGGGTCAACAATGAAAGTGGCACGAAGTGCAGCACCAGCAGGTGCGTAGAATACACCGAGTTGATCGATCAAAGACTTGTCCCAATCACGCTGTGTGTCAGCGAACTGGATGTGTTTAATCTTAGCCAAGTCTGGGTGTGCTTTCTGCCATGCTAGTTTACAGAATTCATTATCTGTAGAACCAGTCAACAGAACTGCGTCACGATCAGCAAAGTCTTGGAATAACTTATCGTATGCTACGATTTCTGTAGGACAAACAAATGTGAAGTCCTTTGGGTAGTAAACGATAACCTTCCACTTACCCTCAAAAGAGGATTCTGTAATATCAAAAAATTGGTCGCTACCTGGATTGACTCCAGTAACAACAAAACTATCGAGTGTATCTCCAACTGTCTTCATTATTATTTCCTTATTTTGTTTTATTGTTTGGGTTTGGTGGAACCTTTCCGTTCACCCAATCCCAATCGTCATCTGTCATTGGAATCCAGTTATTCATACCATGTTCCCTCTGCGGAGTCTAGCATAGTACTCACGCTCCAACTGTTCTACATGTAGAGCAGTTTGTGGGTTGCGGGCTAGAATATACTGTTCCAGTGTTGTGCTTCTATCACGCAAAACATCACGAAGGAATGTTTTAAAGGCGTGAAGAAACTTCATCTTTTTCCTCCTCTGTAAGGAATTGCTTTCCCTTACCTGCCTTGACTGGAACCTTCTTAGCCTTTTGCTCTTCTGGAACTAGCTTATCAAGTGCGATTTTGAGAATGCCGTTGAACAACTCTGCGTCTTTAACTTCATAAGAATCACCGATAGCCCATGCACGAGTAAATGCACGATTAGCGATGCCTTTGAAGATAAACTTGTCATCTGGTTCTACAGATTCAGAGTTACCCTTAACGATCAACTTACCACCATCGATAGTAATGTCGATTTCGTTTTGTGCGAAACCAGCAACAGCCATCTCAATAGTGTATGTGTTACCGTCTTTACGGACATTGAATGGAGGATAGTTTGGAATGTTTTTCGTCAAATCGTCATGCAGTGCTTGCATGCGTTTGAATTGGTCATCGAAACCTAAGAAAAGTTTATCGATGTCTTTGAATGCATCTTGTGAAAAGAATGCAGGTACGAATGCTCTTTGATTCATAGTTTTCTCCTATTAAGCGAGTTGATTAAAATTGATACCCCGAAGGCGTATCGTCCAGCTTACCGAATACTGGGACACCATATCGTTGTGTCGGTTTTAAGACGCTCCTAAGGTAGTAGAGTCTTTACGTTCCCATCCCGAGGGATGCAAATCTATTTAGGCAGCAGGTGCGTCTGGCAACTGTGCTGCTTGAGCAAGTGCTTCAGCCTGTGGATCACCTTGCTGTTTAATCTTGCTAATAACTTTTACGACTTCTTCGAATGGGTGCTTACCCAATACTGCAAGAATCATATTCACTTCATTAATTTCAAGTTCAAGTTTAATCATTTTGATTTCTTTCCTATGTTATATTTCGGTACTAATTCCCATTGATCTTTCTCTTTAAAAGAGACCACCTTGATTTGCGACAGAGATGCTTTTTGCTCTGCCTGCCCATTATTTAGTATCTTTAACAGATCCCAATCCTGGAGTAAGCCAGCAATCGCATTTCTTCGCTCGATATCACCAGAGGTGATGTTCGATTCTTTGCCATCTAGTGCAAACAATTCCTTGAAGTGCACGATGAAGTATCTACCCTGCTTATGTAAGATATGGCAGGATTGATACAATTTGTTTTCTTTTCTGGAAGCGATACCGATTCGAGTCAACGTCTCACGAACCTTCAAAAAGTTATCAGGTTCAGGCAATGTCACCTCAAGCATCGATTCTGGTTTCCAGTCATAGTAAATCATTTCGACTGTCATGATTTTCCACCTTTGTATAATTTTTCTTTTATCATCATCAAGTCCTGATCACTAAGGATGTCTAATGCATCTTTAGCTCTTGCGCTTGAATACCCAAAATACTCTTTAACAAGTTCGAGGGATTCAGTGCTGGCGTCTTTCTTCGCCCACTTACTGAAACGTCTCTTCCTTGGAATAATATTTAGGAAATAAGAAAATTGCTGATCTTTATCTAACTCTGGATGTTTATTCATCTCGTTAGCGTAAAGAACAGTATCGGGGAAGTATGAAAGTCCTCTATTTACAATGAATGGTTTATAATCTTTACTAGCCTGTGGGTCTTCAAATAAGTTTTTCTTTGTTTCGTTTATAGCATTGATGAAATCAAATGGGCTCATAATCCAGAATCCATGCTCTAGCAGCTGTGTTAGCCTCTTCAAATGTTGTATATTCACCATCTGCTGATGTGTATTCAGTCTTATCTACATCAACAAATGTAACTTTATTTTTATCTGCTTTATTAACGATTGCAGTTCTTCCTGCACCCTGATAAACAGTATGCATACTATCTTCTACTGTGTGGTCGATATCTGCCATATCTTATCCTTAAATCGGTTCGTATTGTTTTAGAATCCAGCGTTCAGCTGCATCGATTGCTT